TGATGATTTGTGTTTTTACTCCTCCATCTTTCAGAAGGTTGTACGTGAAATCAAGATAAGTAATCTTCTCCTTCCTCTCACTTATATTCTCAAGGGTGTCCTGAAGATTGTCCCTGAACTCTTCTAACTTTTCATGTTCAGTATTTCTGTTTGCAACTTGACTGGTAATAGTTTGAATTTCATGTTCCAGTCTTTTGATTTGTTTCTGACACCCATTGATATGAGAATTGTTTTGAGTAATGCCATTAAGAAGTTTAGTTAAGTCTCCTGAGATTTTTTGAAATTGGGACTCTCTTTCTTCTTCCTTTTTAATTGCATCTAGGAGTTCTTTATAACCCTTCTGCAATTCTTCTGCTTTAGATTGAGAGTCGCTAATTCTATTTACTCTGAATGACTCTTCTATATTCTGTTCACAGGTGGGGCAAACCCTATTTTCTGTAAAGAACTTATGTTCTTTTACAATACCAGAAATCTTCTGTGATAGTTTACCCTTGATATTACCATACTCTTTCAACTTTGCAGTTGCACCTTCAAAATTTTGTAGAGAATACTGAGTTGCCTTGACTTCTTCATCAAGGTATTCAGTTTTCTTCATATAATCAGACATCTCATCCATCAAGTTATTGATAGAATCATTCTTACTATCAATATCACCCTTGCTTTGGTCTTCAATCTGTTGGATAAAGTTCTTCTGCATCTCAACTTTATCTTTGAGATTATCTTTCTTCAGTTCAAGAGTTTTGATATCATCTTTAATCAAACGCAATCTACTCTTCACAATCTCATTCATGGAAGAAAAGATTTTGATATCAAGCAGGTCTTCTACAACTTCTCTCCTGCTGTTTGTAGGTAGTTGCATGAAGGGTACAAAAGAACTACTACCCAGGATTACAATCTGAGTAAATGACTTGTAGTTCATCTTCAATACATTCTGTTCCAACCACTTCTGCTGATCAATAGCAGAAGCATTCTGGTCCAGTTCTTCACCATCTCTGTATATCTTGAAGATGTTTGGTTTGATTCCTCTTTCTACTTTCCAATCAATACTATTGACAGAGAACTCAATTTCTACCAAACAGTTCTTCTCATTTGTGGTATTGATGAGTTGACCTTTATTAATCTTTCTAAAGGACTTACCATACAATGAGAACGTAAGTGCATCCAAGATAGTGGACTTACCAGCACCATTTGTTCCAATGATAAGGGTAGTGCTATCACTATCAAGAGATACTGTAGTAGGATGATTCCCAGTTGATAAAAAGTTTTTCCATGTAACAGTCTTAAAGGTTATCATCAGTTCTATCTGGGGGAATCACAATGTCATTTTTAGAAATGATAGCATACCTGTGACCATGTGTCTCACAAGTATGAATCATTAAGTCACTTTCAATCTCAATCACATGCATTAGAGGATAATCAAGTTCTTCCAACTGCATTGAATATCTCATAGCATCATCTTTTTCTTCAAAGATATAGAGAACCTGTTCTCCATCATCATCTACTACAGAGTATGCTCCTTCCTTCTCCTTTCCTGCTACTGTGATAATAAACATTATACTAGCTCACATGCTTCCTCATAGACATCCTTGATAAGAGACTGAACTACTGACTTATCCAGTGAGAATTCTGCTTCTTCAATATATCTATTCAAGATAGAAAAGGTGTCTTCTGTCTCTACATCATCATTTTCAGTGAGCCAACCATTGTTGAAATCATGACTCTCAACAATCTTCAGATCAGCAACTTTTTGCTCATAGATTTTGTCTACAAACTTTTCAAAGTTAGTAATGTCATTCTTTGACTTAACAATAATCTTCACAATTTTATTGTGATAGGGAGATGCATCAAACATCTGATAAGGAGTATCTTCATAGTAGATGTTATAGAACAACTTGTATGGATTATTCACATATTCAAACTCCATATCATCTGTGTCTAAGATGACAAATCCTCTTTCATCATTGACATCATTCCAGAACATCTCATAGGGATTGCCTATGTAGAAGATTCTTCCATCATTTGACCTTGTATGGTAATGACCCGAAAATACCCTGATGAACTTCTGATATAGTTCGCTTTCCATACCATGGTCCATGACGCAGCCTCTATGAGCTCTAAATCCATTGAGTTCAAGGTGCCCCATCGCGTAGTGGCAAGTTGAACTTTCAATAAATTTAAAAGTCTGTTCTTGATTTTGTTCATTGATCCAGGGAATAAAAAGGATAGGTGTCTCATCAACAAGTACCTCAGTTGCTTCTGAATATGTTATCACATTATCATATTCATTGAGGAGAAGATCAATAGAGTTAATGTTGTTGGTGTTTTTGTAGTAGGCATCATGATTGCCCACCATAAGATGCATAGTAATATTTCTCTCTTTGAGAGGATCAAACACTACTCTCTTTGCCCAATCAAGTGCCTTGAATTCAATGCCTTTTCTACTATCAAAGGCATCACCCATGTGAATAACAGTGGTGATACCTTCTTTGTCTAGTGTGGGAAAGAATACATCATTATAAAATTTTTCAAAATAGTCATGAAAAAGTTTAGAACCTTTTCTTGCACCATAATGTGTATCAGTAATAACTGCTACTCGCATCAATTCCTCAACTTACTATGGACAGCATCCTTGATACTATTGTAGTCTGAATAATTGCTTGCGTCAAGGTCATTGGAGTCAAAGACCTCATCAAAATTAGTCTTCTCAAGAATCTTGTTCTTGATTTCAAGTTGCTTCTTCTCTTGTTGAATCCTTCTCAGGAATGCATAGTAGATAATCTGAGTGAAATAAGCAAAAGGATTCTTGGATTTCTCTGGATTAAAGTTATGGATATATCTTACACAGTTCTCAATGCCATCACAAATCATGTCATCTTTGAACATGTAGTTCACAAAGTTTGGTTTGTATGACAGGTGGTTAGCAATCTTCAGGAAGCATTCACCAATGTATCTGGGAATCTGTGGTTTGGGATTACCTTTTTCCTTTGCTCTTTCAACATCAATAGCATACTGTTCTAGGGCAGCCAAGAAATCTTTATTGTTGACATAGTGCTCTGATTTCTTAGGTCTTGCCATAGTAGTATAAGAGAAGGGCATAATAATCATTTATCTACTGGAATTATTATAACAGCAAAACAAAACGTTGACAACGATACACTTTACCAGTAGACTAGGTTTGTTGCCTTTGAAAGATGAGCTTTAGCTAGATTTATAGAGTTTCTCTAGTACTTCCTTAGCATCTTGTACAGAGGAGAGATATCCCATCTTCCTATCTATCTGAGCATGATTACCTTTATGCATCTTTCTTATATACTCTTGATAATACAGAATCATATCAATATCTTCTGATTCAGACATAGTAAGAACATCATCCATATTGACTAAGAACATATCTTCAGTGGTTGACTTCAACCAAGGTTCAAACTTATGACCTACGACTGTTCCTCTTAACTTTACTTCTTCAACCACAATAGGGTTTGATACAAGAAGCATGGTTCTATCTTCTTCTACTTCTGCTGCTACCTTGGCAAAGATTTCATCTCCACCTTTGAACTTGATTGTACAGTAGAAATCATCTTCTAGCATACACTCCCTCCTAGTCTTTTATGTTGACTGATATGATGTCATAATTGAATTGCTCTTGAACATAAATTTTCACTCTCTCAATAAAATGATTCAGTGTATAATTCTTTCTTGATCCCAAAGTTAGATCATCAGCAATATCATATAGTTTTGCTTTCACTTTGTTTTTGCCTTTTCTTAGGACTCTACCAATACTCTGTAAGTTGCGAATACGAGATTTGGATGGAGAGGCAAAGATTACATTGTGTAGATTCTTAATATTGATTCCTGTACTGAATGTTCCATAAGAAGCAACAATGATTGCATCATTCTGCTGCTCAGTAATTTCCCTTACTTGTTCTCTGTCTTCAGCATCTACACCACCATGAATGAAGAAAACCTTTCTTCCTTCTGTGACTTTTTTATTTATCAAATCGTAAAGTATGGCACCATGTGCCTCTACCCTGCTATACAAAATAAGAGAATTACCTTTCAAATCTAAAGCAAGGTTGGTGATAAACTTGTTTCTTCTCTCATGACCAATTAAGAATTGAATCTCATCTTCATACGTATCAAACTTCTGTGGTTTGTACTTTAGAACAAGACATTGAATATCAAGTGTGGCAAGATGACCCTGATCAATCAATTTCTTGGTTTGAGTGACCTTGTATGATGGTCCAAACAGTCCCTCTAAGACCCACTTATGGGTCTGTGTGCCATCTAAAGTACCTGTGAACCCATATCTATACTTTGCATGGTGTAATTTGTCCATAATACCTACAAGAGACTTACTCTTAAAAAGGTGCGCCTCATCACCAATCACTACATCATACTCTTCAAAGAACTTTCTATCCAACTGATAGACAGATTGCCAAGTGGTGATTGTTACTTCATTGGTATTGACTCTTTCTCTGCCTGCATAGATTCTATGGCAGTGATTCTCTGCATCCCATCCATAGTCCTGAAAGTCCTTGAACATCTGCTCTACAAGAGATGTAGTGGGAACCACCAGTAAAATCTTTCTACCAGCATTGACATGATATCTTACAATGGTGTAAATCATGAATGACTTACCAGATGCTGTTGGTGAAATCAACAACTTCCTGTTATACTTCAGAGCATCATGAACAGCATCAATCTGATAGTCTCTGGGTTTGAGGGGTGTGATTGCTTTCATGAAGTCCTTTACACCCTCC